TGAGTGCCATGATTATCCTACGAGTAAACGGCGACTTGTGCCGCCAGAATCAGTAATGGTGATGTAGCCTGCAACTGCAAGCAAAGCACTTGCCGTGTATGTGCCAAATCTAATTGTTCCTGCCCCCTTAGGCGATAACGACAAAGTAACGTCTGTGTCTGAACCTTGAGCAGAAATAGCAACTATTTTGCTTGCTGTTGAAGCGCCCGTAATTTGAACGTAATTCACAGCGGAGGCTGTAGCTGAAATACGCATTTGTTCTGTACCAACAGTACCACTAGTAAAAAACTTAATATATCCAGAAGTTCCTTTTACGCCTATGCCCAACTGTGTATTCGTATCTGTGCCGTTTACAAACAATGTTGGAATTGCAGATGCTCCAGCACCAGTAATAGAACCTTTTGCTTCAAGCCAATTAACCGAACTTGCAAGTGTTAACGCCCTAAAACTTTCACTACCAGCAGCACCACCCAAAGATGTCTGCCCTGTAGCCGTCAGCGTAGTAAACGTACCCGCAGCAGCCGCAGTGCCACCAATAGCCGGTGGGCTTGCAAGATAAGTGCTAAATCCTGTACCACTAACCGTGGATGATGCGCTAAGAGTTGTAAATGCACCTGTGCTTGCCGCCGTAGAGCCAATTGCTGGTGGGCTAGAAAGGTCAAGCGTACCGCCAAGGGTAACAGTGCCAGAGGCTGTAATTGGGCCACCAGTCAACGTAAGTCCGTTTACCGTGCCTGCGGTAGCGACTGATGTAACCGTACCCGAACCTTTATTATTAAAAGTAGTCCAATCCGCAGCACTCAACGCGCCACGATTGGTGGCAGATGCTGTAGGCACATTCAACGTAATGACTGGCGTTGTAGTGCTATTTGCAACTGTAGAACTTAGGTCGGTGCCGGTAGTTCCAAGTGTCAAAGCAGCTACGCTGGTAACCGTACCTGACCCTTTGTTGTTAAAGGTAGTCCAGTCAGTTGATGTCAAGTAACCGTTTACGCTGCTGCTGGCCGCAGGAATGCTGAGATTGGGAGTTGTTCCGCCAGACGATACAAGAGGTGCTGCCCCACTTACCGACGTAACTTTGTTGTTAAATGTAGTCCAGTCCGTATAGGACAAGTAGCCGTTTACACCAGCGTTGGCTTTGGGTATGCCTATTGCCGGAGTAGTGCCGCCCGTAGACGTTATGGGCGCTGTGCCAGTAACATCACTAACCGTAGTTAGCGAGGTGGCAACTATGTTGAATTGTGAAAGCCACAGCCGCCACGGCATACTAAAAAGGCCATTGTTGGTCTTATCTAGTACAGGTTGGTCAACTGGGGGGTTAGTTATCATTTTGCGGTCGCCATTTCAATTTCAGACCCAACAATCGTAAACGGTATGGGGTCTGTCATTGTAAAGCGCAGCACAAAGTCACGGGCACTGCCTAGGCGGTCCCATTTAACGCGGGGCGTGGGGTGCTGGCCTACAAGTCCAACGGTGCGTACACGGGGGCTACCGTAGGTAAAGCCACCGTCCCTAGACACCTCCATAGTGATGTTGTAGCTAACGCTTTGGGGCACTATGCCCGTGTCCATGAGCAAAGATAGCTCGGTAATGGCAAACTCGTCACCCCCGTTGCGCAAATGCTTAGTTGTGACTTGGTTAACGCTAGGGCCGTAGGTGTCGGCATAGGTAAACTCGTCCATCACATATAGGTCTCCGTCTTGGAACCCATAAAAGACTACGTTGTTGTTAAACGGAGCACCCTGCTTTGCTTGATGCCACTGCCACACGGTGCCACTTGTGCGCCGACCCCATAGGCCAGCAGTAGCATCATATACCAGCGTAGATACCTCATTTAACGTAAGTTGATAAAAGTCATGTCCATGGGCCGAATACGCAATAGCGGCCATGGTGCTAATGTCGTAAGTTTCGGCTAAGGTGTTGATTACATCCTCTACCTCGGGGGTGCTTATGCGCTTAGGCGTGTATCCATTAAGGCTATACACCGCCCTGCTGCCTTGCGCCGTAGACCCTAGGAACAACAAGTTGGCCCCCACCGTAGCCAAGCTAACTATGGACACTAAACCTATTACTTGCGTCGTACCCGAAATTAACTGGAACGGCTGCGGACTCAGCCCCGCGTCTTGCCAAAATTCCATGGTGCGGGTGCCAAACAGCACAAGCACACCATTCAAGTTTTCTACTGCTAGTAGGGCATCACTATACTGTTCTTTAGTGCCGTATATGGGCAACGATAAATAAGTCCAGTTTAGGCCGTCAAGCGCAGCGCTCTCGTAAAACTCACGGGTGCCGGGCTTTTCTACTACAAAGCGGCCACTTAAAAACGTAACGGTAGTGGCGGTTTGTGGAAAGTGTGAGTCCGTAATAGCGGTCAACACGTTAGTGGCTATTGTGTACACATAGCCTACCACGCCGGTTACAATAATCACTTGTACGTAGTTGTCCGACATCATCGCGCCGCCAGTGGCGTTTACCGTGCCAAGATTTGTAACCACACCGGCTGTGGTTATAGAATACAGATTGGACACAGTTACCGCATACAGTGTATCCCCCACGGTGCGTAGTGCCTGTACGGGCGTGGTGGGCAGCGTAATCCACCGATAGTTACCCGGCATGCCTCGCACAATAATAGTGGTGCGGTCGTCATTCTGTTTTACTTCGTAAAAGCAATTAAGCCGGTCCTCGGAGGACATGGTCTCGGATATGCCATGCAGCCCCGTACCGAATAGCGAAATTGCTCTCATATTAGTCTTGTCCGGGTGCGAAGTACCGAGTTTCCACTTCTGGGTCTTTTTCTCTAGCAATGGCTAGCGAGGACGTAAACAAGTCCTCCATCAATGGAGACCAAGGTGCGTTGAACATGGGCGCGCACTCTTTGGACAAGCCCCAGCACAGTGGGCGATACCATTCTTGCGGATAGTAAGGGGTGTCGGTGCCGTTAACAAAGTCTTGCACGGGCTGCATGTAGGTAAGCACTAGGTGCTTGCTAACGTCGTTACTACCGGCAACATCGGTGTACAGGTAGCTGGACCCAAGTTGATTTTCGTAATAAATAGCGGTGGGGTCGCCGTAGTTGCTAGGGCTTACCTTATTGGGCAAAAAGTCATAGTCACGGGATTGCATTATATTCATCGGCGTGTCATTGTATTGCGCATCACGCAACACAGCGGCCTCTATGTTTAAAGGCTGCTGCGGCGTGGTTGTGTAGTTGAATATGGTGCTGCCACTTGCCGCTGAGCTAGGTATGCCCGCAGTGAGCGTAACTAGACCAGTGATTACAGTTAAAGCAACGCCCCAGTATAGGTCTCCAGTATCAAGTGCAACCCCTATGTTGTCGCCTACGGAAATTCCTGTGCTGCTTGCTACGGGTAGCGCGGCAGCAAGTGCGGCCACGCTAGCCGTGGTAGTGGTTTGCTGGTAGCTGGTGGCCCAGCCCGTAGCCGTGGGGCCCACAGTGTACTGCCCCGTAAACGCGTGCAAGAATAGGTGTCCCCGTTTGCGCGTCCATACCTTAAGACCGGGAGCAAAGTCGGTTTTACCCATCCACTGCTTACACAGCAGGTTGAGCTTACGGACACAGTCGTTCATCACAACGGAGTCTATCGGGTCAATACCATCAATTTTTTTGATGTTAAGCAGTGACTCCCGTACGATGTCGTCCCGCGTTACGTAGAATGAATAGCTGCCTGATGTGGTCATGCCACGTCCTTCCATTCGTTACCAAAGGCACGGTCAATGTACTGCGCAAGGTGGAAGTACACTTCCTCTTTGCTAATGTCCACTTGACATTGCGCGGTGCCGGTTTCTTCGTCCTTGGCGCATTGTGTCCAGCCGTAGTGTAACAGGTGGCAGGCGGGGGCTTCGTCGTCGCCACGGCCCGGGCATTTAGTGCCTTTGCTCTGCAAAGCAACGGTCTCTACCCAGTCGCGAGTCAAGTTTTCTGCGCTCGAGTGGCTGAGGAATATTACCTTGGGCATGGGTTCGTTAGCTACGGCGTTAAGCACACCGGTCTCGGGGCCAATAACAAGGTCGGCAACTTGGGCAAAGGCAAGGGTCTGGCGTATGGCCCATTTACCACAAGTGGCCGTAACGCGCGGTTCTTTATCCCATCCAGCCTCTAAAATCTGTGCCTCTGGCCCACCACACAGCACTACATCTACGTCTTTGTAGTTTACCATTAAGGCGGCAATAATGGCGTCTAAGCCCGCCCACGTTTTGTGTACACTACTGCCGGACAATGACCACAGCACCACAAACTTACCCATGCGAGCGCGTTGTTTGCGAGCCCATGCTTTTTCTTCCAACGTGGGGAAAAACTTAATCTGTGGGTCGTGTGGGACGCGCGCAATAGCGTGTTGGTGCTCAACGTAGTTGAAATTCATCAGTTTATGGCGCTGCGCAGGGGTCCAAAACTTGGCGGCTGTGCGCCCCGGCATCGCCAAAAAGGTGCCCTCTACGGCCTCCGATAGGTTGACAAACTTGTCGTACTTTTTGGCCTGCCAGTCCCAAAAACTGCCTAAGTCTGAGTTGGGTATTTGGTCTTTACCCAGTACCATGTGCACGTCAATGTTAGGGTCCTCAGTGACAATGCTGCTGCCGGGTAGGCTAGTCATCAAGGTAACGTGGTAGCCTTGTTTCTTTAACCCAGCCCACACGCTGGAGGACTGCATAAGGTCGCCAAAAGCACCAAAGCGGCAGACCAGTACGGTTTTGGCAGGGCGTGAATTACCCCAAGACTGGAGATGCTTGCGGCCTTGAATTTTTTTGAATACCAGCAACATACTACACTCGGTGCCACCGTTGCGCACTTGGTTCTCAAGTAAGTCCCAACCCCAGTGCTTCTCCATCTCTTTGATGATATCCTCGGGTAGAAAGTCATGCTTGTGGTCGGGGTTTGCGCCCTCGGTGCCTACGTGGGGGTACAAGTCTGCGTGCGGCAAGTACAGCGCTAAATGTCCGTCCATGCGCAAAATACGCCACCATTCGGCTAGGGCGGCTTGCCAATTTTCAATGTGTTCGAGCAAATGGCTGCTATACACAAAGTCCATGCTGTTGCTAGCCAGCATGTCCATCTTTTCGCAAGTCTCTACGCGCAAGTCTGGGTGTGCGTATTGGTTAAACTGCTCGTGGTTGCCGTTGTCAACACTTATGGCTTGCGGCAGCACTTTAAACAAGCCTGCACCAAGATCAACCCCACGACCTTTAAGGTAGGGGGCTACCTCCCAAACAATTTTCTTTGTTTCTGGAACGTATGAGTCCGTAATGCTCCAGACCATGTTAAGCTCCCACGGAGATAGACTCCGGCAGCTTCCACATCTCTAAGTTCTTTTGCGTGAACTTAACAATTCCCAATATAAGGGCGGCGTCACGCACGTTGTTCCATACTTGGTTGTTGTTCTCAACCTCTTTGTAAATTACGCTTTTGCTCAATGGATTTTGGCTTAGTATATTCACCAAAAAAGTCTTAGCACTGTCTAGCGCGTCAAGCTCCCCGGTGAGTCCAACTAGGCTGACCTCTTTTTCCTTGGGTGGGGCAATTAGTCGATACTGAGCATCGAACATTTTGCCATCTTGGTCGTACTTGGCACGGTCGTGCCCGTAAATAACCCCGTAAGGTTGTTTGAGGTTCAGCGTAATTGATGGCATGCGTTCTCCTAGTTTACTGTATCAAAGCATATCCGTCTTCTTGAAGCAGAATTCCTCCGTCTTCAACAAGAATGTAGTAGTCAATTACTGGGTGTGGCGCTGGCACTGCCGACAACGTACCCAGCATACCTACCATAAAGCCCAACATGGCTACACCCCAGCAATAGCAGCCACCTTAAAGCCGAGGCCGGGGGTGACTGTAAAGTATTCAGTTTGGTCAGCGGCTAACCGCATGTTAGCCGTGGTAGCCGTGGGGTTAGCGCCCATTAAAATGTTGCACACCGCATTAGCCTGTAGTCTGACCAGTGTGGTAGCCGCATTAAGTGCGTTAGAACTAGTAGAACTACCCGAGAGCGTAACCGTCTGCTCCGCAGTGGCGGGTTGGTTCGCTGCGGGCACGATTAAACTAGCCGTGTCGCGCCCAAGCCCGGTAAATTCAGTAATAAATAAAGTAGTCATGGCTATTCGCGATCAAGGTAATTATTACGCTCAACAAACCCGCCAGCATCGCCGTAAAAATGATCAATATGCTCACCAGTGTACTGGTCGTCGCAGCCTTTCATCTCTACCTTTTCAAAGCCCTTCATAAGGCTCTCGGGTTTAACTTGCCCACCGCTAATGTCCGTACTGCCGGACAATACTAACGGCATGCCACAAGTCCCCTCAGAATTTAAATCCGGAATAACATTGAACTTGCCCATAGGTATAGGCTTGCTAATGTGGGTAGGTAGCACCCATGGTTCTTCTGCCTCATCACGGGCAGGTACAGTAATTTGAAATTTTTCTTGCAATGGATGCATGACTATTACTCCGTTTATTCAAGCTGCTCGTAAGTAGGGGCCCCTTTGTAGGAGGCCCCTACGCCTTACTCCTTAACGTCGCGAGGTTTAGGCATCCAACCATCACCGGGATAGCTCTCGCCGCCCATGTAGCTGTGCATAGACATTTGGTTAATCTCGGCGTTTTGTTGGTTGTTAATATCCATGCCCGGGGGCAGGAAATTGAACTTGGCAGCTTCACCGTAAGGTGTGCGGCTCTTATCCAAGTAACCGTCGGTGATAAAACCAGACATTTCTCCAATGTCGTTGTACAGGCCGTCAAGGCCAGCGATCTTAGCAGGTGCACCCATGTTCATGGGGTCTGCAAAGGCTTGCTTGTCCAGGCCACTCAGTTGCCCATCGTACACAGCAGGACGGTTAGGTGTCGTAGCCATGCGCGTGGGTGCAACTTTATTAACCGGCATCTCACGATTTCCGGAATATTGTTTTTTGGTTGAGGTGTTTCCAGCCATAATATTGCTCCTTAAAGAGTTACGTTGGACAACGGACTAACACCATACTCAATCGCGTAGGCAGCGACCGCCGTAGCGTCCGTACCACGCACAATGTGCACTGTGTCGCCTTGGTTGACCGTAAAGCCGCCGTTAACAGCGGGTGCAGCAGCGCCCGTAGCCGTACCCAGCGCCACGTACACGCCAGCGCCCGCTACGGTGGTTTGCGTGCCCGTGGCAGTACCGTTAAACAAGCCCAAGGTGTAGGGCCCGTAGGTGCTGGTTGTAAGCGCCGGAGTTGCCCCCATTGCTGCCGAGTTACGCACCACAATAGCGGAGAACGAGTCGCCGTTAATGTTGGTGATAGTGCTGGTGCCGTTCCAAGCGGTGTAGGTGCTAGTACCAGCCGTGATTTGCGCGGCTGTGATAGAGAACACAGTCAACCCCGTAAATGCCACGAACTTACTAAACGCCGTACTTGCGCCTGCTGCATTTTGGCCGAATGCGTGTGCCAACCGAGCCACGTAGGCTGGGTGGTCGTATGCCATGTTTTTGGTCGTCATAACTCAGTACTCCTTAAGCAGCAGAATCCCACTTGACAATGCGAGCATTGGCAGCGAGAGTGTGAACAATACCAAAGCCGCCCAGATAGTACCAAGCGACACCTTTACTGCGACCGTAGTCGGATGGGATTTTACCACGCATTTCTTCAGGTACGGCAACAGCCTCGGCAACGGTGTCGTTACCAAAAGTGAACATCCAGTCTGATTTGCCCGTAACCCAAGGCACCATGTCGCCGCCAGCAGTGCTGCTGATACCCGTAGTACCGTAGCCCTTAGCAATGTTGGTTTGCTCAACGTAGCGGTTGTTTTCGTAGCGGCCAATTTCACCATTCATGATGAGTTTAAAGCCGGTGTCACTGTACTGGTGGATTGTTTCCAAGTTGTTCTTGAAAGTCCGCAGCGTAGTAGGCCATGCCAGCGTGTAGTAGTCGTCGCCCAAATAGGCGGGAATATTACGCTCCTTCATCAAGTCGGTAAGCGACTTGGCATGTGCGTTGTTGTACGCAATGCTGTTGGTGCCCGTAACGGTGCCGTTGGTGTACAACGTCAAAGCAGCGGTGTCTGTACCACTAACCGGAATTACCCGCAACAGCGTTTGGTTGAACTGTGCCCAAGCCAAGCGGTCAAATGTTTTGACTGCGTCGTTTTTCAACACTTTTTGGATCAGCTCTTGCACTGGGAACTTGGAAAGGTTGTCCAGTTTGCCAGAGTAAGGTACGCTATTGCCAGCTTCGGTCACGGTCAGGGTGCCCTGCGTGATTGTGAAGTTGGTTTCAGGCATGGTGTTGGTTTCAGTCAACACACCGCCCACAGTGGCTACGTCAGAGAAGACGTCCCAAGTGAACACGTCACCCTTTTTCTTGCCTTGCTGACTTGCGTCACGCACGTCGGCAAATTGACGAAACTTCACCAACGGTTGTACCGCCATGCGAAGCACATTACTCAACTGGCGGCTATACATGAAGCCTCCGAGCGAGTTAACTGCCCATACTTGTCCTGCCATAATAGGCTCCTTTTATGAAAAATTGATTAGCCGCGAGCCCACTGTGGGCCTCCGCGTGCTTTAGCCATTGCCGCTATAACAGAGCTAGCAGAATCATCTTCCTCTTCCTGTTGAACAGGTGCCGCCTTTGTACTCGCAACCGAGGGTGCTTTTGGTGCGGCGGCTTTCGCTGCGCGCTTGGCATCCAAGGACGAGGGGGGTGGTGCAGAGACCGATGGTTTTGCAGACTCGATAAGTTCATCACGCCAAGTACGTACCTCGTCACCAACCTCTTTGTACCGTTCAACATAGGGGCGCGCGTCACCGCCGCGTACTAGCGCAGCCTCTCGTTCGATCACCATGTTGTACAGTTGGGGGTTGCCTGTAAGATCTTTATACTCGTCTGCGAACCATGCTAACGCGGTATTGAACCTCAGACGCTCATCGGCTACACGGCCTACGTCCTCCACCGTTAAGGTAGGAGTTTTGCCCATGTTCTGCAATTTTTCAAGTGCAGCGACTGCCTCTTCTTCCGTGCCCATTTGTATAGCTCGGGCAAGCTGCCGCCTTTCGGCTAACTGTTGGGCCGCAAGTTCCTCGGTAGAAGGACCTTTTGGCACAACGGGTGCGGGTTGTGGCTCTTGGCGCAGGGCTTCCTTGCGCTGACGAGCCGCGTCTTGTAGGTATTCGTCCGCAGCTTCTACTTTCTGGGCACGAATAAGCCAGTCTTCTAGCGGAAGTGTAACGTCTTTGCCGTTAACCTTCCGGGTAATCATTTGGGTGGTGGGGGCTTCTTCCTCAGCAACCGGCTCTACCGGGGCTTCTGCAGCCTCTTCTTCATCTGTAGTAGGCGCTGCAAACGGTGTGGTAGACCCGTCGTCGTTGATGTCTGCTAAATCTTCAGCACGAATGGCATCGTATTGGTCACCAATACTGTTCAGCAAAGCAATGCGGGCGTCGTTGCCGGTGCCTATTGCGTCGCCGCCGCTAGGGCCACTGCCGCTACCGCCGCCGTCGTCGCCCTCCTCGGCCATTAGTCTAAAGTGTTTCAGTTTCATCATCTATTCCTTCTAAAATGCCAAGAGAAGTAAGTCCCTCTTGAATGCCCTGCTCTAGCCAGCCCATAAAGGCTTCGGCTTTCCACATGTCGGTCTGGCACTTGCGCACTGCTTCCGTATTGGAGGCGTCTAGGCGCTTGAAGTCTTCTACGGCAGAATTATATACCCTTTTTGCCCGACCCTGTAAATACCTACCAATGTCGGACTTGTTAAAGCTGTCAATCTGTTGGCCCAACACCGCCGTGGCGATTAGTTGGTCACTTTGGTCCGACATTCTTTGCTCCGGCTAGTTGCATATTAGATTCATGAGCGTGATTGGCCTGCATTATAGCGCCAATGTGCGTTGCAAAGCTGCGGCGGTTCTGGTTTTCTTCCTGCATGGTGGCAATTTTCTCTTTGGTCTGGCTAGAAATTTGCACTTTCTGCAAGCCCACTTGGTGTCCAACCATTTTGTCATTCAGTTTTTGCTGCATCTGCTGCATGGCTTGCTGCATCTGCTGCATTTGCTGCTGCATTGCAAGCACTTGCGGATTGTCTTGGGTAAAGAACCTAGTGCCGTCGCTGTAACCAAGATGACCAAAAATTTCCTTGCCCACCTCTTGCAAATTAACCCCGGGCGGGGGCGACTTAGCCATGGCGGCGTAGCTGTTCATGGCGGTTAAAAACTTTTGCAGTTTGGTGGTGGGGTCGGTAGCGCCCATGCCCACGTTTACAGTCAAGGTAAGCTCCTGTTTCAACAGGTCATCAGTAATAGCGGACAACCCAAACCGTTGAAATAGTTGGGCGTTGTTGCCAACCAAGCTAAGCAACACCTCGTCAGTCTCGTAAAACTGCTCCAACAACACAAGCTGACGCAGTACGGGCTGCACAAAAGTCTCCACGTAGGTGCGTATCATGTATTCAACCATAGTGCCCGTGCTTTGGTTGAGCATGGACATGTTGCGCGCCGGGCTGTTTTGGTGCGCGCCGCTTGCCATAAGGCCAGCAGGGTTAAAGTTGCCAAGCAACTCGTCCATGTCTAAGTTAATCCGGTTCTGCTCCTCATAAGCAGACTGCGTGACATCAGGCCAGCTGATCTCACGCACGTCTTTTTCGGGGTCATCCATCATAACTACGCCGCCGGGCACGTTACGCACTAGGCCACCAATGTCTACGTCGCGGCCACGCTTGGCAAACCACTTCTTGTTCAGTGCGAACTTGACGTTATCTAGGCGCTGGTTAACAACCTCGTTGGCCTCGTCCTGCAAGCCCTTGCCTAATGGGTACACGCCGCTAGGCATAATGCGGTGGGTTTCTAAAATGCAGCAACCCATTTCGTAAGGGCGGCGTCCATGCAGTACGGACTCGCTTAACGGCCTAGGCGTGCTGAGCATAGCCATGTCGCCCAGCGTGTAAAACTCAATGTCTTTACCCTTGTGGCGGTGTATGTGGCGGTGCACCCATACAACTTCGTAATCATGCACCGACTTACCATCCGAGTTGGTAGGGTCATCCCGGTCTTTTTGGCGGGCTTGGCGGGTACTGTCCTGTACGCTGGTGGCCCTGTTGAGCATGCCGTCGCTAACGGTGATCCATTCACCCGAGCGCATCTTGGCTTTGGCGTCCATCACGTACACGGGCATTAAGTGTATTACGTAGGGCGAGGAGTGTATGGGGTCGGTCCAGTTAGCGGCGGGGTCAATGCGTAGGTTCTCAACTGGGAGAACGTCCACCACTGGTTTGTCAACTAGCGCGGGTTTGCGCGCTGCTGTTGCGGGCTCTTTGGGTACGCGCGTTACTTGGTCTGTTTGTTCTCCGTCACCAAGAACAAAAGCGCCCACGGGCATGCCCTGCTGGGCGGGGTTTTCTTCGTCATTGGCGGGCAACACGGGCTCGGCCTCAGTGTCCTCTTCCTCTTCGTATTTCCAGTATATGTGTGCGCACACCACGCCCATAGTCTGTGCGTCCTGTATGCCGCCCTGCACAATTTGGAACCACGGAATCGATTTGGTTAGTCGGTATTGCAGCAGACCTTTCATGATCTCCGCATTCATCAACTGGCCCTTGTTCGACTGGTCCTGCGCGCCGACGCTAACGGTGTCCATATTGCTGAAGAATGCGGCGGCACTAGCGGCCTCATTCTTACGAATAATGGTGCGCGTCTTGGGTCTGTACAAACGACTCCGCTTTTCGTACGCGGGGGCGTTGTACTTACTATCGCTAGGAAACTGGCTGTGGAAGGCGCGTATGCTGTCCTCCCAAGTTTTGCGGTAGTTGGTGTCCATGTAGCTGGTGCTAGCTTGGTACGCACTACTAGCGCGAGTGAGCCAGTCTACGCCATCGAAAAAAGAGCCGTCATCAACGGGTTGGTCGCCCTGCGCGGTGGGTGCTACGGCTTTATTTTCCGGTTTGAACATTCTCTGCCCCACTTAGTTTGCCGGTGTTGCGTTGTACGTTAATGGCGCGGTCGTCGTACATGGCGATCATTCCGGGGTCTTTCACATTTGTTATGGGTAGTATAACACCTAGGTGTTCTTTCATCCACTTGCGCAGGGCGGGGTGTGGCTTGCGCGCGGTAAACAGGCGCACATCTACACCCTCGTGCAGCAACTTACGCACCAACTTGACCATGGGCTCAACGGGGTCGCCCGTGTGTTCGTCGCCCCGGTAGTGGTCGTACGTGGCTAGGGTGCCGTCAAAGTCCACCCCCACCCAATGCCGGAAAGTGTTCTCTTTCACTCAAATGTGTCTTTCCACTTTTTACCAAGCTCACCGGCGTCCATGCCTCTTTTACCTTGCCCACCGCCCATGCGCATTGCAAAGTCTTGCTTGTCTACGGCCTCGTGCCCACTATCGCGGTACTGCATGCGCGGCACGTAGCCCGCAGTGCGTTGCAGGGGTTGGCCTTTTTCGTCCAT